GGCTGGCGAGGGATGCGCGGGCACGCGCGGAAGACTTGGACGATGCGGGACGACGCGAGTGACAAGCTGATCAATTTCCCTTTTTCCGAGCCGCGCACGAGCGACTATCGCGGGGGGGACGTGTATTATTATGACTGGAGCGGGGATTACGCAAAAGATATATTGGTAAACGCTTTAGAAGGCAAAGGAGACTTGAAATGGTTGCTGCCTGCTGATGTGAATCCCCTCTACCTTGAGCATCTGAAGGGGGAATCCAAAGTTGAAATCAGAACGGGTGTTTGGGAATGGCGTGAGGTTTCAAGCAACGCCGCTAATCACGGACTCGACACATCAGCGATGCTTGTTTGTATGAGTCTTATTTCTGGAGTGCTTAGGTGGACGCCTCCAAGCCAATGAACATCAATCAAGAAAAACTTAAGCGAGGACAAACGAGAGAGGATGGATTGATTTTTTGGGCATATTCAAATGGTTACGAAAACTGGATTTCTCTCAGCGAATTCAACGCCAAAAGAGAAAAAGCCAGAATAGACATGATTGAGTGGCGGAAGTTGAATCCATCTAAGTCGAGAGATGCTGCTAAAAAATGGAGAAAGCAAAATCCGGAAAAAGCCAAAAGTTCCTACGCGATATGGAAGAAAAACAACCCTGACAAATTCAAGGAGAAGACACAAAAATGGAGGTTGAGAAACAGGGTTAAGCTTAACGAGCTGGCTAAAGCAAAATACCAAAAAGCAAAGGCGTTAAATCCCGAAAAATTTCGAGAGAAAAGCAGGGTCTCGGCAGCAAGATGGAGGATTAAGAATCCCGAAAAAGCCAAAGAGAGAAATCGTACTTGGCAGATTGAAAACCGAGCCAAAACAGTCGATTACACGCAAAAAAGAGAGGCGCTAAAAAAGGCTGCGATGCCGGATGATTTTTGGCCGGAGGCAGTTTTAGGACTTTATCGCATCGCTGAAAGAATTACTAGATGCATGGGCATTAAGCATGAAGTTGATCACATTTGGCCGCTTTCAAAGGGCGGTAGTCATTGCCATCGTAACCTGCAAGTAATTCCTTCTAAACTGAATCAGAGGAAAAGCGCTAGGATGGATTACAGGTTGCCTTCTCCGTATCGAAATGAGGGGATGCAGAAGGGACTGAGCCTAGTTTGACGTTTCGGGCACTTGTATGCTCGACAACCCATTTCTCGGATTGGACACCGCGACGCTGGCGGCGCTCAAGACCAAGACGATTGACGCGATTCAGGCGGTGCTCTTGAACCAGAGTTACAGCCTGAACGGCAAGAGCGTGAGCCGCGCGGATCTTAATGCGCTCAACAATATGCTGGGCAATTTGCAGGACGCATTGACGGACGCGGCCGGAACGTCCACGGATACGACATTCGTGAGCTTCACCGGAAACTGATCTTATGGACAACGACATTTTCGACGCGTCAAAATTGATCGCTCAGAAGCCGTGGTTGGACCGGGCGCTCGAAAACATTGCGCCGACGTGGGCGCTGAAACGCCTAGAGGCTCGCGTTCAGAAGTCTTTGTTCGAGTATAACGCGGCGCGCACGAATCGGCTCTACGCTCCGAAGCAATACGGCCAGCCGGCGGAGTCGTCGCAGAACCAGCGCGACCGCGTGGTTATGATGTACGAAGCGCGCGATCTGGTGGAGAATTTCCCAGAGGCTCGGGAAATCTCGCGGAAGTTTGGCACGTATTTGACGCCGCACGAGTATTCGCCGACGACTGGGGACCGTGACTACAATCAGCAGGTCAGCGACTATTTCCACGCGTGGTGCAAGACGTGCGACGTCACGAACCGGCACAGCTTCAAGAAGCTCGTGCAGCTCGCCGCCGAGGAGCGTCCGGTTGACGGCGACTGCGGCTTTGTGATTCGTCGCAGCGGCGAAGGGCTCAAGCTCCAGCTCGTGCCGGCCACTCGCATCGGCAATCCGAATGACTCGGCGGTCGCCTCGAACAACTACTTCCAAGGGATCGTCACGAACGACTTCGGCCAGCCGGTGGCCTACCGCATCTTCCGCGTCACGCGCGAGGGCGTTTACTTCGGCGCCGAGGACATTCCGGCCAACCAGTTCTGTCACTACTTCGATCCGTTCCGCGTGGACCAATACCGCGGCATCACGGATTTCCACGCAGCGATTCAAACCGCGCGGATGCTGCACGACATCTTGCAAGCCGAGAAAGCTGGCGTGCGGTTCTCCTCGCAGCAGGCGGCGCTCATCTTCAACGACCGCGGCACGGCGAACCCGCGCAACCTTTTTCAACCGAATCCGGCGCTTTCGCTCCCGAGCGGGCAGCAGCAGAAGAACGAGCTGACCGAGGTCGGCATGATTCGCTATTTCCAGAACTCGGACCGCGTCGAGGTCATGCCGTCGCGGCCGTCGCAGGCGTTCACCGGCTTCGTCCAGCATCTCATGCACGAGATCGCCTTGGGCGTTGGCGTGCCGGAAGGAGTCTTGTTCGGCACACAGGACTATAAAGGCCCAAGCGTCCGCGCAGAGTTTGCCGCGGCCGACCGCGTCTTCACCCGCCAGCAGGGCGTTCTCACCGACAAGGTTCTCGACCCGATCAAGGACGCCGTGATCCTCGACGCCATCGCCCGCGGGGAGATCGCCCCGCCGACGTTGCTGGCCGGCGAGACGATGGTGCAGGCTCTGCGCCGCGCGACGTCCGGAGAATGGCGTTTCCCGGCGAAGCTCTCCATCGACGTGGGCCGCGAGTCTGCGGCGAACATGAACGAGAACCGCCAGGGCGCCAAGTCGCTCCAAGAGATCGCAGCCGAGGAAGGCACCGACGCCTTCACGCGGCTGGAGCAGATCGCGATCGAGGCGTCCTACGTCAAGCAGCTCGCCGAGAAATACGGCGTGCCGGAGACCGCGATCCGGCTCACCACGAACTCGCTTCCGAGCACGCCGACGGCAGCGGCAGCGGCCGGCGACGCAGTGGGCGCGAGCGCGGCAGAGGCGGAGGCAGCGAGCGTCGCACCGGCGCCGGCTGAACCCGCGCCGATTGAACCCGTGGAGCAAATCCAGAACGACGCGAATCTGGTCACGATCAACTTCGCGGACGGAAGCTACGTTCCGACGAACGCGATGGCCGACAACGCGCGGCGTGCCCTCGACGTGCGCGAGAAAAAGCCGATTTCGCAACGCGGGATGACGAGCGTCGGCATCGCCCGCGCCCGCGATCTCATCAACAAGCGGCCAATGTCCGAGGACACCGTGCGCCGCATGAAAGCCTTCTTCGACCGGCACGAACCCGACAAGCAGGGCGAGACGTGGGGCGAGCAAGGCAAGGGCTGGCAGGCATGGAACGGATGGGGCGGGGACGAGGGCTATTCGTGGTCCACGGCCATCGTAGAGCGGCTGAACAAGCAGGCCGAGCAGTCCAAGCAACTCGAGGCGAATCCGGTTCACGTTCGCCGCGCGCTTTCCGCCGAAGCCGAGTCGAACGCCTCGCCCGAGGAATGGCTCGACGCCGTGCAGACGTATCGCAAGAAGCAGCTCGGGCGGCTCGACACGCTCAAGGATCTGGTCGCCGGAAACAAAAGCATCGTCGAACTGAGCAAGCCGAAATCGGAAAACAATTAACATGATCAACACGCAGACCCAAATCGACAGCCTGATTGACTTGGCTGTAATCCAGCGAACCGAGCTCAAGCAGTTGATCGAATCCTTGCCGCAACTGCGCGATCACCTTTCGTCGGAGATCGAGCGCAACCTCGAGGAGATCGAGCCGGCGATTCGCTCGGAGCTCGAGCAGTTCGTGGCCGCTCGCGCACTCGACACGCAGGCCAAGACGAGCGCGGAACTGGGCGCGAAGCTCGACGCGATGGCGCGCAATCTGGAGTCAACGACCGCCGCGAAATACTCGGTGCTGATGGCCGAGCGCGCGCAGAACGCGACGTTGCTCGCGCAGGCCGAGGCTCGCATCGCCGAGGCTGCGTCGGCTCTACCGAGCGCGGTCAAGGGCATCGTGACCGACGAGCTCGCGCGCTTCCCTCGCGCCGGCGAGATCGACCAACTGCGCAAGGAGTTTGCCGAGCCTCGCGGGCTGAATCCGCGCGGGCGCTGGCAGGTCGGCGAGACCTACAACAAGCTCGACCTCGTTTCGTATAACGGCGACTCCTACGTCTCGAGCACCGACGGAAACCGCG